GTCTAAACTCCTTACGGAATTCAATAATACGTTTAATAACTTCATCTTCATGCACATCTGTTAGCACCATCATTAATACTTCACCTAGAAAGTCTTGCATATAGTCTGGAGTATCACTACGTTTTAAGTCCAAGCCCATTGCTTTAATTTTACCTGGCTTGCCATCTACATCTTCACGTTTGCCTTCATTATCAAACACTAACATTGCATAACGTTTCTTAGTAATAAAGATACCTGCACTACCAATCATTTCTCTGCCTGCGGCAATAATTGCACCTAGTTCAAGAGTAGTATGGAAAGCACGATTCATAAAGGCTGGAAACGTTGCATTAACTTCTTCACAGGCCGCATCATAGTATTTTATAATTGTGTCTTTATCCCAATTAATCTCGCCAGCATCTATCTGCTTTTTAAGTATAGGATATGCACTAAAGTATGCAGAGTCAGTATCACCATATACAATTGACTCTCCCATGTGATCATACTCACCTGCCATAACTTGGTTAAGTTGTGCGGCCATGTGTTTAGCAATACACCTGCCAGTTAGTGTAGTGGATTGCCCTAGACGTTCATCAAAGAAACGGCTACCTGGATTTAACAGGGCACCATACAGACTGTTCAAGTTAATCTTTTTAACCAGCTGTCGCTTATCCCAATAGTCAAATAAGTCTCCGCCTTCTTCACGAGCCGCTCTTGCTTTTGCTTGTAAAACTTTACGTTCTGCATACCAACGTTCTAGTAAGCCAGGAACAATCCCCACCTTTTCGTATGTAAATATAGTCGCATTTGCAGTTAGTACCCAGGGTTCACCACTTAGGAATACTAGATCATATATCTCTGCACCAGTTGCCTGGAAGCTCTCTCCATTCTCAAAGTCTAACCATAGCAGTTCTTCTTTGTCTTTAGCCATAACTAGATCATATTCTAAACTAGCAAACTTTCCTTCCCATGCTCTTGGAACTTCATCATCGAAGCTCTCAATCATAGGGCGTGTTAGTGTGTGGCGTATCTGTCCAACAATAGTTTCTGTTGACATGTTACAACTACGAAGGATACTAGGATACAGACTATTCAAGTCAATTGAACCGATCCACTTGTGCATACCTTTAACTGGTGTTGCTACATAGGCGCCTGCGGCACTTAGTGGCTTCTCTCCACGTTTCTTGTCAGGAACAATAAGTCCTTGACTGTGTGCATGGTTGATAATAGCCTGATCTGTTTGTGCAACGGCTCCCATTGTTTTAGGAAGTGTTACTGTATTGGAATGTGCCAACACATTTGCTAAGTCAATAAACTGTAACTTCTTATCCATACGAACAAGTAAGTCAACATCCTGTCTAGAGTATGCAATAAACGTTTCAAAGTCATTGTTATATAACTGATCTAGTGTGCCTTCATATGCAACCTTACGTTCGTCCAGTTCATACTCACCAATAGCATCTAGGCTATAACTGTGCATTTCATGATATGTATATTTACGATACAGTTCCAAGTAATCTAAATGTATACGTCCTTGCAATTCATACGTTTTGTTTTCCTTGCCATACTTTATTAGTGTACGTTCTCTAGGAAACTTCTGCCACAAACAAAACTTACGAGTATGGCTTTTACTTAATACACGAGCTACACGATTAACCATATAGGGTATATCAAAACCTTCTGAGTTCCAACCACTTAGTATGTCTGCATCATCTATAAGTTCAAGAAAAGTGTTAAGCAGTTCCTCTTCGTCTTTCATTAGCAGACTATCAGGAAACTTATTCATAACTGCTTCAGCTTGTTCTGTAGTAAGTGTATCAGGCTTAACTGCTAGGCATATAGTTTGATTCAACCAACCCAAGTGTAGACTAACGGCTGTAACTGCATTGAACGGATCCTCTGGCGGAGCAAAGCCTACATCTTTATTGAAGTCAACCTCAATATCGAAAAAACATAAGTTAAGTTCAGGGGATTGTGTTGGATCATAGTTGTCTTCAAAGCAACGGAACACAGGATCAATATCGCTCTCAAATAATCCTTTGTGTGCATTAATCTTTTTCTCAGTATTATATTTTTTACTACTGTTACAGATTACACGTTCAAGTTTATCACCGAAGATACTTGTATACTTGCCACGTGGTTCCTTGTAGTAAAACGTATAGCGAGCAGGATATTCCCTATATTCTCGTTTACCTTTTACACGTTCAACAACGTGAATAGTGTCGCGATCCCTGTCAAGGAATCCGTCTACATAACTCATTTATTATTGTTTCCTTTTTGTGTACCACTTGTACATTCCGTAGATACTAATAGCCGCCCAAAATACTTCAAGTGTAATATTAGCAAGTACGGGTTTGTAATATAAGTTTACAAATAGTAGTATAGCTACCATAAAATTATTAAAACTATACCAAAATCCTTTTGCATCAATCTTATCTGCTTGTAATAGCAAGTAGGTTGATACTAGCAATAGTACTCCCATATTGCCAAATACATCACTCCAGTGGAGTGCATAGTAGTCTGTCATTCTGTTATCCAATACTTCTCAAACTGTGGAACATACTTTATTATACTTGTTTTTCGCTGTTTGTCAAGAAAATTAGTGAACTTACAGAACTGTATCCAGCGATCCTCGGGTTGAGGTTGTGCTAGTGCTTGTTGTATACTCTTAACACCACGAACGTGATCCCAGAAACCTAAACTTTGTATCAGTCTATCCTTTTCTGCTTTATCAGGATGATTGGCAATCCTTAAATAGTTTGGTGATATCAACACTTCATTTAGAAGTTGCTTCTTTCTTTGTCGTTGCCTAAACTCACTAGTAATTTCCAGCCAGGGTATAATATTATACATGTTATATAACTGTGGTGTATATGAAAAACTTATGTGTATATCTGCTTCCATCACTTGTTGTATCTTACCCCAGATATGATTCCAGTCATACTTACCATGTGTAGTAGCACTTCTAACATATTCATACAAATCAAGACAACCATCAATACTAATACTCAGTCTGCTTTCCAGCTTTTCAAGTTTTTCTAGTGTATCATCTTCAAGTAGAGTTAGGTTAGTAATAAGTGTTAGATTGCCTTTGTAATTATTCTCAACTAGTTTATCCAGTAAATGATGAAATTGTGGATGGAAAAATGGCTCACCGCCACTGATATTAATTTCACCCATTTGAAGTATGTATTGTATATTATCATCTATAAAATTAAGAGGTATAGTTTTGAATATTTCGTCCCAGTCTTTTACTTTAACTTTTAGTCCGTGATATTCATATTGTTCAAAGTCAAAGTCTTTTTCAAATGCTAACTTATCTTTTCTCCAAGCAGTTGATCTGTTGTAATTACACATTGGACACTTTAGGTTACAACCATTACTAAAGTCTATCTTCATACTTTTAATGTCTGTAACAATTTGTTTAGTAAAAACTTCAGCACCTAAACCTTCGCCGCCTATGTCTTGTATATATTCATTACTTACACGTTTTGTTCTTAGACTTGTGCCACCAGTCTGATCTTCACGTTTCCAACAATTAGTACAAGCTCTAGTTTTCTTACCAGCAATTAGTTCTTCACGTATCTTTTGATACACTGAATGATTCATAATCTCTTCAAATGAATGGGTGTTTACATTACCACAAGTATGATCAAAAGATATCATTTCACAACATGGAATTACATCACCATTAGGACGTATAAACATTTCTAGCCAGGGTGTTGGGCAGAAGACGTCTGACATTAATACCAGCCCATTGCTACACCAAACCCAAATACATTTACAATTGCAAAGTATATGGTTAGCATATAGGGCCATACTAATTTACGTCTATGATATGCCCAAATGGCTGTTACACTTCCAATAAAAAAGAATGGATAAACAATAGTCATGTCTGGTGACGATGCATTGATGGCCAAGTAGGCACTTGCATAGACAGTTACAAAGAAACTAACCATCTCTAACATAAATGCTTTGGAATCGCTATGATAACTGCTCTTCCAAAACTCTGTTATCTTATTCATCTAGGTTGTTCCTAAAGTCAATCATGTCCTGTTCAGTAGGCTGTTTGCTTAGGTACTCATTATAGAATTCATTAACTCTTGTATTAGATGCTTTGTGAGTTAATCCACATAGTTTAGCAATAACACCAACTTTATCGTGCATCAGGTTATCGAATTTAATATTGTGCAAGTTGGGTATGTCGTCTATGATTTGTTGATCTTTAACAAGATATTCGTAATCCTGTTTTAGCCAAGCATATAGAATATCAAAGTCTGGACGCATAATACGATATGGATTTCTCTTGGGTTCTAGCCCTGCGTAAGTCATCGCCTGTACTAGTCTGTCAGCACCATAAGTATCACGTTCCTGTATAATAACTTTGAACCATATATTTCTAACTATCTGATCTACACTAGCATCATCACTAAGTACATTGATTACTGTACAATCACTAAAGTAATTACAGAACTTCTGTAACAGTTTTCCTTCATCAAGTATATGTGCTTTGTATAGTGGATATTGATCGTCTAATTTGAATTCTGCCATAGCAACGTCTGGATCAACTTCATGTACTCCACCAATTGTAATTTGTTTTTCATGGTGTCTATTAGTATGACAACTTCCGAAATCACTTACAGTAATGTTGTCGCGATTGGGATTGTCCATTAACATCAATAAAGATAGAATGAACTCTCCACTTCGCCCTGCTCTGAAATTTACAAACGTGTGTTTCAAATTATTCGTTTCTGCCGATACTTTCAAGTATCTGCTCTAGTTCATCAAACTCTTCACGAGCTTTGCCCATTTCTGCCTTGTATGCAATACGGATTGCCTTGTTTAGTACTGAAGGTTTAATATCAAGTTCTTCTGCAATTGCTTTAACAGTATCTCTGAGTCCTTCTTTAAGTGTGTCCACTTCCTGCGTTACATGAATTCCTTCTTGAACGATTCGCTTTAGTTTTTCTACATCTTGTGATGAATATGTTGCCATAAGTTTACTCTCCTAATTGTGTTAGTTCTTATATAATACATGTTATACAGGCGGTTGTCAAGTTATTTATAAACTATTTCTAACCATATTGTCTAGTTCAGTATAGTGTAATTTGTTATCAATCTGGTGATCAGCAAATATTTTGTAGCCGTATAACTGTGTAGCATTTACACTATTGCCTTCACTGTAAAACTTGTTTACTAGATACAACAGGACTTGTAATTTAGTAATGTTACCCAAGTTACTCTCATGCCAACATTCATCAATTGATGTTGTTACGCTTATGCCGTTCTTATCTCTGTATTCTTTACACCACAAGTCCATGCTGGGCTCGGGTTTAATTCTTAGTATTCTATACATTTCTGCTGGATCAATAAGCCATTCATGCATCTCAATAACACGTTTACTATTCCAGAAACTGTCTTTAACTGTTCTGTGATTCATTAGGTTTTTCCAAGCACGTTCTTGGTTTTCCCAGTCATTCATTATCTGATTGTACTCTCTACGCAACCAACTTAATACGAAATGATGACTGTTATCCCCCATACGGCAAGTAACTACGTCTATGGATAGTTTATGTTGTTGTGATAATTGTTCTATCTCTGCTGGGTTAGTTGCATGTGTAAACAAGGCTATGTCTCTACCCAAGTTAACGTCCCATGCACAGTCTGATAATGTTTGTAGTTGTTCAAGTGTTAGGGTTTCAGCATTTCTAATTGACTTGTTATATGCTGTAAAACTATCTGGAACATTCCACCAATCATTGATTGTATGAGCTGTGCCAAACTTATCACTTACTTCTGCTAACCATAGATTGTTGTGACTTACACTATAGAAGTCAGGACTCTGATTGATCATATAAGTCAGAGCTGATGCACTAATCGCCGAGCGAGTACACACTAATGTTATTCTATTCATTTTATTTCTCTAGGTTTTTGATTCTTTGTTCTAATTCATCAATTTTTGCTGTGATTTTTGGATAGCGTTTACGCCAAGCATCTTCTGGCTGTTGTAGCCAAGTCCAGCCCCAACGTTCTACTAAAAAATCTACTGCTGAATCTACTTTAGCATAACACCAAAGCCCGACTCTTGTTGTACTCATATATGCTACAAATATTGCACCGAATACTGAACCTGCTAATGCGGTATAAATCCACAACCTGTCGGTTGCCATGTTTGTTATCATTTCCCACATTATTTTTGATCTCTTTCTATTTTAGCAAGTGTCTTAAGTAGTGGACCCATTTCAACAATGTTTCTCACATAACCCTTGCCTTCGCTCTTGAAGTTGCCACGAGTTCTAACTAGCATTTGTGGTGCTCCGCCACCCATTGGCTCTCCCATAATATCAATAATTGCACTACCCTGTCCAGGAGTCTTATAGTCTACTGTTAGGTTAGTATTTTCCATTGCATCCTGTAGAGCTTTACCAAACTGTAGTTCAGTAAATCCAGGAGCATTAGGTGTCTTTTTAAGCACAACCATTGTAACACTATCATCACCACGAGTAGCATGTTGGTTAATACCTTTGTATAGTCTTTCAACAAAACGTGCTTCACTAGGAATATTATGTCCGCTAAGTTCTGCCTGTAATGCCTGAGCTATTGAAGCATATACCTCATGAATAATACCAAATGCTTCTTTTGGATCTTTACCATCAAGTTCATCTTCATATTGTGCAGGAACACCTACACCAAATGTATCTTTAAAGAAGCCATCTAGTTTATCATATGTGTATCCGCTACCTTGTCCAAACTGCTTAACATCTCCAGCTTTTAGACTTAATAGATTGACTGTTGTTCCATCTATGTCTAGGAATAGATCTGCTTTTGTGCCTGTTTGATCACTGGCTCCGTCACTGTTTATACTTACGTTGTTGGAGTTATCATCTTGTATAATTTTTTGTAGGGCTTCACTTACTACACTACTGTTAGCAAACATTGTTGCTGAATTAATAACACCCTGCATATCAGGATGCATCTTCTCTTTAGTTACACCACCATATAAGGCATTGTAATCACCTTTAGGTAATACTAAGTTAAAGTAAATTTTATCATTCTTAGATGGTTCGTTTAGTCCACCTTTTAAATTCTTACCGGATTCTTCTCCAGGACCCATGCCTCTGATTATCTCAATTACATCTGCAGATGTAATCTCTGCTTCACGCTTCTTAAAACGTGCCACAACCGCGGCGCCAATTGCACCCTCGGCTATTTGTCCAGTATTAAATCCTTTCGCACTACCAAACTCTGATGGTTTGCGAAGTGCTCCAATATAAACTATTCCACCTGTTTGTGTCTTTAGTTCTACTTTGTTTGGATTTTCTATAGGTTTAATCTTACCTCCTGAATCTGCTTGTATTTCATCTGCTGAAGGTATTTTGTTTTGTCCAAAGTATGCTTGTAGTATAGCATTAATGGCACTTTTGTCAAGTACTACTTGATCACCCAGTTCAATACGCTTGTCTGGATTAGTAACTTCAAAGGGCTCTGAGTTTTTTATCTTATCAATAAACATTCCCAAGTATCTACCATAGTGTTTGCCAAGTTCAGCATGTGTTAGATTGCCTTCTAATAGCATTTCCACTTCTTTGAATTCACGTAATCTCATCTTCTTATTTCCCTAGTCCAGTTTAATGTTTGAGTTGCTTATACTATTACTCTTGTCAAATCTTACAGGCTTGCCCTTTTTAATAAAAGAAGTTCCAGCACCTGATCTTTGATCTATTTTATCTTGTTTATTGTAAGCCTGTTTAATATTACTTTTGGCTTTGGCAATAAGTTCATTTGTGCCTTTTGTAGACATAGCGGCATCATTAGAACCAGCATTATAATTGGCTCTATCACTAGCAAACTTATCCACACGTTGATCTAGTGTGCTAATATTTTTATCGGCAACAGGAGTATGTACAACACGAGTTTTGTTGTCTTTATAGATCTTTTGGCCTACATCATCCTTGCCTACTACTTCATTTATTTTCATTATTTCCTCGGCTTTCCACCAGTTGCTGAAGTATGCCATACTTCATGTGCTGGAACTCTAATAAATCTTTTATTTGTTTCTGCTGTGTTTGGATTGGCAATAGTCAACATAACTCTTTTGCCTCTGTTGAATGCTTTAAGTTGAGCTTGAGCTCTGTCTGGACTTTCCATCCAGTCTCTTCTTCGTGCTTTTGCTACTGCACTTTTATTTTGGCAAACTACTCCTTGTGAAGTCTGTGTTGCTCTTTGTTTTTTCTTAGCCACTAGTCTTGTTCCTCTCCAGTCAATATAGAAGTAAATGTGTGAGTACCTCTCTTAGTGTAGATCTCTGTTTGATAATCCATCCAGGAGGACTCGCTGGCAAATATTCTAGTTAATGTAACTGTACTAGTTCCATCAGTAGTAATATGTCCATTAATATCATCTCTACCTAAACCCATTAAACCAAACTTGTCTGTCCATGAGGTAGAATCTGCATGTAATGTGCCATCTTCATCAGTCAATGTTTTAACTACTGTGTATGCCATCTACTTTCCTTATACTTTATTTATTTTTTACCTTTACCGAATAATCGTTTACGATCTTTAAAATCATTTGTTACTTTGTCTGCTACTTTACCAAGAGTAGAACCTACTGCGTTTTTGGCATCATCCATCCAACCTTCTGGCATTGATCCCATTGCAATTTTCATATCAGGATCACCATCACCGTCAATGTCTACTAATATCCAGTTGTCTTGGTCTGGATTATTGATATCGTATGGACAATCTGTTTTTGGTTCGCCGTATAGTTCATCACCACAATCCTTACAACAGATCTTCTGTTCCGGTTCCATACCAGGGACGCCTTCTTCTACTGCTAAATGACAATCAATACCTGATGTGTTTTTTAGTCCCCAATGTGCCGCCGCTTTCTTGGCCGCACCATATGATGATGTTGCATGACATTCGTGCTTGCCTTTTTTAGCATGTACACAGACGTATGCGTTCTTTTCTGCTTCTTCAGTAACACCTTTTGCTTTTTTCATCTTTAGGTGTGCTAGTTTTGATTCTAACTTTGGAATATCTTTTTCTTTCCATCCACCTTTATTACTTTTTGCAAGCTCTATTTGTGTTTCTGTATCTTTAATCTTATCATCTATATCACGAACTTGAATACCAAACATATTGGTTATTGCTTCATTC